ACCGTTTTTCCCGAACCAGCCTCGGACGATCCTCGACGACGACTGCTAGAGCCGGATTGAGATTGTACTGAGCGGCTAGGACCACGAACGCCTCCACGGCCTCCATGTCCCTGGTTACGACGCTTATTTTTATCACGGGCTGTCTCCTTCAAGTGTTGGAACTCTACCTCGCGACCCTGGACCGCGACGACTCGGCTCTTGTAGAGATCCAGGTTTTTAAGCCGGGCCTCCATCCAGAAGTCGTCCTTGTTTAGCGAGATACTGCACATGCTCGAACGGCACGGGTCGCATAGGTGCCGCTCGCCGAACCCCGGTCTTCCACATTCCATCCGACAGGGTCCGGTCGATTGTCGGACGTACTTGCGTTTCTTCCTGGCCATCACTTCCCTCCTTTCTTGAGTTTTTTCAGGGCTGCCCTCACGATCTTCTCGTCGGTGTAGGGCGCACGGAGTCCCTGGCCTCGGAGGAAACGGCGGAGCTTTGGAGTAGGCAACTTCCATTCGGCCGCGAGCGTGATAATGAGCTCGGCCCCGGCCGTCTTCAGAGGTGCCTTAGTCGGTCTGGTCGCGAGTTGTCTTTTGGGAGCAGCGGGAAGCGCGACCTTCTTCCCGTTGAGAGACTGGATCAACTTCCTGGCCTCCGGGGTTATGAACTTCCCCGTTTCCAGAACTCGCTTGACGAACTTCTTGGGTGGGTACGGTATTCCAACCGCCTGCCCCATAGCGTCCGGAACGATTTGGCTTTTCTCCACCACGTCGATCGGTAAATCCACCGTACCGATCTCAGACTCCCGAATAACCACGCAGTGGGCCTTCTTCTCACCTCGGAAGCAGAGCGCTGGCTTATTCCCTGCCCAGCCGTGCTTCGAGGAGCGGTCCGTCGGGATGAAACGGACGAGCATACTTTCCATCTACCTGTCATCCCTTGACCGCCTGCGGACCCCTCCGGACGCCGTGCGCTAGTGCCTGCACGTCCGGGTCTTCCTTCCGCCGCTCCATATTGCTGAGTTGGATGTCGATCGTGTCGAGCGATTCCACGTCCGATTCCAGTACCGTTGTCTCTCGTAACGCGGCTGTGTGCTTACGCATCTTCTTGATTCGCCGCTTGAACTCTTTATCAGTCATTTTCGTCTCTCCTCACAGCGCGCGACCCCTCGCCGCGCGGTAGACGTATTATACCGCGCCTTGCGACACAGAGGTCAACGCAAATTCACGTACTGGGATAGGTATACTCGGCCGTACCGTCGGCCGCGAGGACGGTGAGGAGGACACCGGCCTTAACCAGCTCCTGGCGGACTTCGGAGTCAGAGGGGGTTGCGTGTTCTCTGTTCTCGACGAGCATCAGGGCGCACTTTCCGAGCTGGTTCAGGAGTCGCTCCAGGACATCGTGCTGGGGCGGGTTCCCGATCTGGTTCCAAACGTCCCTGAGAAATCTGCCGTGATCTCCCGTAACGCGGTCGTGGGCGCGGTCGTCCACCTCCACGCATTGACAAAGATCGACGGTCATTCCGCATTCGGTGCAGCGTTCTCGCTGACGAGGGTCCATATATGAACAGGTTCTCATTGCTTCTTCTCCAGTAGTTGTTTTAGTTTCCGAAGCGACGGCGCAGGGTCGCTCATGTCCATCTCGAGCTTGGCAAAGAATCTCAGGCGTTTGAGATCCGCGCCGTTAAAGACATTACAGTAGACGCCTGGGATGAACAGAATCAGCTTTCCGACGCGAGCACAGATCCAGACGTTACCACCGTTTCTCTGGCGCTCGGTAATCCAGCGGATCTGGCTTTTGTGTAGCCCAACGTCGGGGTTGGGAAAGGGGATCTTGGCTGTCTTGCTGCGAGCGTCCTTTAGCTCGATCCAGCCCTCGGTCCTCGACACACAAAAGGAAACGTCGGGCGTCCCTGGCCCGACTTCACCGTTCTCGATTCTGACGTAGTGGCCTCTCGGACAGTAGGGACGAAGCCACGACCAGAGGTTGGTTTCAGCCATCGGCGAACTTGTAGGCGGGGACTGGGCGTAGCTCCAAGTAGGTACAGCCCTTATGCTGATAAATCGCCAACTCGGTAGACCCTCGACAGTTCTCACAACTGAATTCGATGAGAATACCACCGCGTCGGGGGCTGGGGTTACGGAGCATGCTTCGGTCGATGGTTACATCTCCGTGCTCCGTATCGACGTGAAGACCGGAAGAGGACGACTCAGAATCACGAGACCAAATCTCTACCCGGTCGTGGTGGAGATTGATTTTATGGCAATGGATACAGCGAAGGGGATCTTGCCCCGTGAGAGCGACAGCAAACATAAAACCTCCTAGTTTCCATCTGGCTCGTAATCGTCCAGGTCTATCCCGAACAACTTCCAAACGAGCCAGGACCAGAGAGCTTTAATCAGAGAGAGCGCGCCCGTCGTGTTCTCACGGTCGGTAGGCTGTGGATCAGGACAGCCTAGGAACTGTGTCCGCGCGCTCATGGCCGATCAGAGACCGAGAACCTTGCGCGCTGCCTTGAGGTCTTTCGACCCCTCCTTCCAGCGCCACCGTCCGCCCTCGGGCTTGTCCAGGTCCGACTCACGGAGCTTCACGCGAGCCGACTGGGGCTCGATCTCCGCTTCGTCGGCGAGTGCCTGGAGAGTGACGAAGCCGTCGTCGTCCTTGGCGGGCTTCTTGGCCGACTTCGCGGCCTTGGCCGGCTTCGCAGCCGTCTTGGCCTTGGACTTCGACTTGGCCTTGGCGGGTGCCTCGTCCTCGTCTTCGTCCTCGTCGTCGCCGTCCTCGTCCTCCATGTCCTCGTCTTCGGTGTCCTCGTCCAGCTCCTCGTCCTCGACCTCTTGCTTGGCTTTCTTGGCCATCTTCTTTCTCCTCTTCTTCGTTGAAACAACTCTAGGCTCAGGCAGCGGCTTTTTTAGTTCCTCTGCGATGGCGTCGAGTACCTTTGACAACTTCACGTACTTTTCTCCGTCTTCGGTACTTGTCGATTACCAGGCGTGCCAGTTTCTTCTTGTGTCGAACTGCCTGATAAATCTCTTCGTCCACGCTCTCGTTTGCGATCAGGTAGACGTAATCCACGATCTTGCTCTTGAACGAGAGGATACGAAACTTCGCCTGCTCGTGGGCGATATTACTATGGTTCCAGCTGTACATAAAGAACAACCGGGCCTTCGCAAGATCGACGGCCTCCCCGGACCGGATCTGCATGATGATACAGTCGGTATCGAACGTACCGTCGAAGTACTCACTACCGTCCAGAACCTTCCAGGATCTACCAAGCCTTTCGACCTGTCGGCCGATCCGCTCGATCTCATGGGTATACTGGACGCAGATGACAAACTTCTTTCCTCGCGGCAAACGTCGTATCAACTTGACCAATTCTAATAGCTTTTCCCGTCCAACGGGAATGATGGTTTTGAAAATTTTCGGCTTTCCCCTAGGAGTAAGGACGGGGAGATCGTCTTCACCATATACCTGTTCAGAGTGGATCAGGAAGCCGCCGGTGAGCTGTTGGAGCTTCGAGACCAACGTGACAACGAGCGGCGTGCTGACGATCTTGCGATTTACCTCGGCCTCTAGCTCGGTCTGTAGCTCGTTGTAGACCCGCCTCGACTCGGGAGCTAGGTCGAACCGGACAACGCGCCTTCTGACGAGGTAGGGGCGGCGACCGCTAAGGCGTTGCGCCTCCTTTAGAGTAACCCGATAGCTGTAGCGCGCGAGGATCTTGCCCAGCTTCTTGGCGTGGCGATATCCGACGATGACTTTGTAGAACCTCTGCTGCTTCTTGTTTTTCTTGGTTTCGTATTCCAGGTACTCGTCTGAGAACTCGTCCCAGGTGTCTCCGAGTGCGCCCGGTTGAACGAAGTCCATCAGCGCCCAGGAATCCTCGACTACCTTGTCGACCGGCGTTCCGGTGAGCAACAACCTGTAATCCGAGACCTTGCCTAAGCTACGGATCATGGTCGATTGCATCGAGCCTCGGCCTTTGATTCGGTGGCCTTCGTCTACGACCAGCAGAATGGTTTTCTCGGCCCAGGTCTCTCGGAATCGCTTGCGCCACCAGCGTCGATCCTTAGCCGCACGGCAGACACCTTCGTAGTGGACGATCGTCTTTTCGCACGGCCAGTCGAACTTAAGGTGCTCCTTCATCTGCTGGCGCCAGACGCGGATCGCCTTCTTGGGGCAAACGATTACGAGAACATCGGGCTTGCGAGCGTCGGCCACCGCGAGCGCAATCAGGCACTTGCCGACTCTCTGCTCTGGTAAAAGGGCGAAGCCCGGCCGAGTTAGGGCTCGGTCACGGGCCTCGCGTTGGTCAGGACGTAGTTCAGTAAGGATCACGGAATCAGACGAGGGTGATCTCGTTTTCTTCCAGCTCCCACTCGACTCCCTTCGAGTCTTCCACGAAGTACGTGTCGTCGTCGATCGACGTGATCACGCCCTTCTTCGTGCGGCCCTTGTCGTCCTCGAACTGGACCTTCATCCCGGCGCGGATCTTCGGAGCAGTTTTCTTTTTCTTCTTGGACTTCGGTGGCTCGTCCTCCTCCTCGTCCTCCTCCTCTTCATCCTCGTCGTCTGACTCCTCCTCGTCATCGTCGTCCTCGGAGTCGTCATCGTCCTCGTCATCCTCTGACTCTTCTTCCTCTTCCTCCTCGTCCTCGTCATCCTCGACGGGCTTGGCCTTCTTCTTGGCCTTGCGCTTGGGAGCTGGTTCCTCCTCTTCTTCGTCTTCCTCCTCTTCCTCCGTGTCATCCTCGTCCTCTTCCTCATCCTCCGTGTCTTCGTCCTCCTCGTCCTCGGTGTCGTCCGTTTCCACCGCGCCGGGAGCCAGGTACGAGTTCACTTTCGGCCGATCCTTGCCCTCGTACTCCTCGTTGACGATCTCGACATCGAACTCGAGGTCAACCAGGTCGTCCTCGTTGATGTCCATGTCGCCCTTCGGGATCTCGACGCCAGCCGCTTCGAGCAGGCTCCGGAGCTTCCAGAGCGCGTTCGGAGTCGTCACGAGATGGTCGTAGACGGTCGCCTTCAGCCGCCCTCGGGTGACTGCGAGCTTGACCGTGAACATCTCGTTACCGGAAGACGACTCGCCCAGCTCGGCCGAGATGACCTGAGCATGAGCGATGCCGTCCGGCATGGTACGGCCACCGGACTCGACGTCATCCATGTTCACCGAGACGGAGCCGCTGCGCTTTTTCTTCTTGCCCTTAACGGGCTTTGCTGAGCTTTTTGCCATTTACTTTCTCCTTCTTTGCAACGTTGCTTTTGATGATCTCACCGGATTCGATGGCCACGAGTTTCCGGTAAGAGGGATCGACGATGAACTCCGGCAGCTTTCCAGCGTCCGGAGGTCGCCGAATCTTGGTCACGTAGTTCGGGTGAGGCCCGATACGCATACAATACTCGATCCGCCGCTCGGGCTTCTTGCCCATGACCTTTTTCTTCTCCCTGATAATGCGGATGAACGTCTGGCCGATGATATCGCAGGCTCCGTCGATGTAGGAGCCGACGCTGGGCATAACCCGCGCCGATACCGATGGGTCGATCTCGTTGTCTTCGCCCTCCTCGCCGCCGTGTTCCTTCTGGTGCGCGATGAAGACGATCTCGTAGAGGTCTACCAGCTCCCGGTAGTTGGCGAGCCAGGTCTTCAGATCGCCCGAGAGCTTGCCCCACTTCTTGTATCCCTGGAACGGTTCGTCGTCGTCCATCCGGAAGTGCTCTCGGACTTCCTTCATGCACAGATCCTGGAGAGCGGTAATCTGGTCGAGGACGATAGTCTTGAAATCCTGTCCTTCTCGGAGCCACCAGTAGAGATCGAGGAAGTCCTCCCACTTCTTGATCTTGGCGACCTTGACGTTCTTCATGTTCTTGACCGTCTTCAGCCCCTTCTCGTTGTTGATGTCGAGGAAGAGGATCGGCCCTGGATACGTCGAGGCGGTCTTGGTCTTCCCAGTTCCGGCTTTGCCGATAAACAGGGAGACATGGTTCTCCTCCAGATCCTGGACGGCTTGGATACCGGCGACCACGGCGGGGATCTTGGCTCGCTTCGGTTTTTGCTTACTCGAAATCTTCGCCATTCTTGCTATCTCCTTGGTACTCTTCTACGGTGTAGTCACGCTTACGCACGAAGTCCGCGTCCAGTCCGCGTAGCTCGGCCTCGCAGACGGAACGGTAGTCGCACGTATTGCAGTTGAACCCGCTCATGTTCCGAGGAGTGATCCCGGCCTTGCTTAGGGTCTTGAAGATAACGGCCGAGTTCCGGGCGTCCTCCACAACCTGAGTAACCAGAGCCTTCGCCGGTGCCGGTAGCGGGACACGCTCGAAGAACGTCCGCTCCTTGCCGTCCAACGAGGCTAGGATGTCCACGTAGTCGGTCGGATCGAGGCCATTCGCCTTAATCGTCTCCAGGTACGTATGCGCGTCGGTGTCGATATTGGCGCGCTTCGTGAGCTGGCCGTTCTTGAGAACCTCGGGGACCGTCGGCGCTTTCATACGACCGTAGTCCCAGATCACGCCATCGAGCTGATCCTCCTTTGAGTGCGTCTGATTCCAGACCCAGAAGTAGAGGACTGTCTGG